TGTTGTATACTACATATATGAGATTGAGTATACTACCGCCGTGGATTAAATCTAAAGTTGCTGAAAGATATGCAGAACATATTGCATACCTAAAGCAGTTTGATAATATTGCAGGTGTTATAAACGATTATGAAAGTATTTTAAACTTTATGGAAAAAGACCGCACAGACGAAATAAAAATGTTTAAGTTTAAAACACAACGTATAGACAATCTAAGACATGAAAACTTATTGGATGTATTTCCAGAACTAGAAGGTATTTGGTAATGGGTTTTTTTGAACAAAAAGATGGAAACAGAGAAGTGCCTGTAAAGCCAACAGGTACATTAGCTGAAGACAAACACACTGCTACACTTGCTGCTATTGCAAAGTACAGCAAACCTGTACAAAAGGGTTTGGAAAATCTTGAAATAGAATACAAAGTCAATAGACAGACTAGACTGTGTATGTGTTTGCTGCCAGAATGGGATCCTAGTTTTCCACCTTACAATACAGCAAAACTTGCTAGTGCTGTAAAACGTGCAGGGTATGCCTGTAAAAGTTTTGACATTAATGTAGAAGCATATAGCAGATTTAAAAATGACAAATGGCCTATTGATTTTGATCCTTGGGATCCATTGCGTGATTGGCATTGGTTGCCGGAGCATTATTTTAAGGATATTCATCCACACTTAAAACCTATACTAGATGAAAAGATTGACGAGATAGTAGAGTTTGCGCCAGATGTAGTTGGCTTTACATTATACTATTGCAATGAAGCACCTACAAAGTACATGGCTGAACAACTAAAGAAACGTTTGCCCGATGTTACTATAATGGTAGGCGGTCCAAGCACTCATGCTAGTTATTACAAAGGTGATGACTTATTTGATTACATTGTAAATGGTGAAGGTGAGCAGCCGTTGTTGCTTGCACTAGCAAGTATAGAAAGCAAGCAAGGTATTCAATATACTGAAAAAGAAAAAAGTATGATTATTAGACAACCTGAAAATCAGCGTTATAATCTAAGTACATTGCCACTGCCTGATTACAGCGACTTCGACTTTAGCAAATACAAGTTTCCAAATGGTGCGCTATGTGAAATATCAAGAGGGTGTATTGCCAAGTGTACATTCTGTGAGGAAACACACTTTTGGAAATACAGACAACGTAATGCTCTAAGCACACTCAATGAGATAGAACACATGTACTACGAACACGGTACTAATGTGTTTTGGTTTATTGACAGTTTGGTTAATGGTAATCTCAACGAGCTACGTGGTTTTGTAAAAGGCGTTGCAGAAAAAGAACTAGATATACACTGGACTGGCTACTGTCGTTGCGATGGTAGAATGGATGCAGAATACTATAAAGATTTAAAAGCTGGCGGTTGTGAAGTGTTAAACTATGGCATTGAAAGCGGCAGTCAAGTTGTATTAGACGCTATGGATAAAAAAGTTACAGTGCCAGAAATGGAAGCAAACTTCAGAGACGGATATGCAGCAGGCATTGATGCAATGACCAACTGGATTGTAGGATATCCTAATGAAGGTCAAAAAGAACTTGAGGATACTCTTACTTTTATGTACAGAGTACGCAACCAAGGACTTATTGCTATCAGTCAAGGCACAGGATTTAGTGTTGGTGTAGATACTATTGTAGGACAAAACTTTGACAAGTTTAACCTAAGTCCATTTTATTATTATGATCATTGGATTACAAAAGATTATAAAATGAGTATTGTACACAAACTAATACGTATGAAGTCCTTTAGTATTTTTACAGATTTGCTGAATACAGAAAAGACTTGTAGTAAGCCAACTAGACCAAACTTGGCAAAGTTTCATTATAATATCAAGTTTGATAATCCTGACAACGAGTTTGATATTGAATACGACTATGATGACTTTGATTACAATATTATTAAACCTAACATTAGTAACTTTGCTGATAGTTTGGTAAATGAGATTTGGCCATTTTTAAGAATAGTATGGCGTACAAAAGGCGCATACAGACTGCATTTAAAGTTCCGCAAGGATTGGGAATATGAAGAATGGGGAGAGCGTAATGCTGCTCCGTTGGATGCCGATTATATATTTAAAATCGACGATGATGGCAAATGGACTGCTAAGTTTAACTGGGATTATCAACAGGATGAATACACTGATTGGGAAGACAAGTATTGGATTGAAAATGGTGCAATGGTAATGAGTCCAGATCCTTCAAGCCCTATTTGGAGTATTATGGATTTTACAAGAGATAATAGTAATGCAGTTATTAGAGCACGTAAACTTGCATGGAAAGGCGACCCAGATAAAAAATCTAAAGATCCGTATAATGCTTACGACTTTGAAAGGTTTAAACAAGACGAAAAAGACTTTATAAGTGTACGTAATATAGATTTTAGTTTTAAATATGAATGGCAGGGCGAAGGAGACTGGAGTGAGTGATACTTTTTGTATATACCCGTTTATAAATGTACACACCAACACAGACGGCAGGTGCAAACTATGTTGTCATGTATACAGTGAAGACTACATTCAAGTGGATGGCGAAGATGCAGTACTTGGTAAAACTGATTGGTGGAACATTTGGAACAGCAAGTACATGTTGGATGTACGTGCCAATATGTATGCTGGCAAACCTGTTAAGGAATGTAATCGTTGTTATGAACACGAAGCTAAAGGATTGCAAAGCAGTAGACAATGGGCCAACGAAAACTATAGTATGCCCAACCACGGCAATCCTACACACTTGGAGTTACGACTGGGCAATCATTGCAACTTAAAGTGCAATAGTTGCTGGAGCGTTAGTAGTAATCAGATTTACAAAGAACGTAAAAAAATACTTGCAAACGAATCTGTACCCAAGTGGTTAGACGATCAATGGCAGCATGAAATAAAAAGTGTAGAAGAACATGATTGGGAGTGGTACGAAACACAGGAGTTCCGTGACTTTGTAGACAGTGTAGCACCTACACTAGAACGCCTTTACTTAACAGGAGGCGAGCCTACACTAATACAAGCCAATCAATACGTGTTAGACAAGCTCGTTGAGGCTGGTAACAGCAAGTGTCACGTAGCTTGGACAACTAATATGACTACATGGCCCGAAGGCTTTTATGACAAGTTAGAGTTCTTTGACAGCAGCGAAGTACAGATGAGCATAGACGGTTATGGTGATCATAACATGTACATACGTTATCCTACAGACTGGAACAAGGTAGAAGAGAACTTTGACAAAGCAATGAAGTTGCCTGAAAAAGTACAACTAAAGATTTACTTTGTGTATCAAGCATGGAATGTGTTTGATGTTGATAAACTAATACGTTGGCTAGAACAAAAACAAACAAGACGTGTAGACTTTGTTCCTATATTTTTAGAACACCCTGATCAACTGCATAGTTGTGTTTGGCCTAGAGAACTACAGCATAATATTATTGGAAAACTAATGATGCTGGATACAAAGCTACACCAAGATGCTGTTCAAAGAATCATTAACTACACACAGAATACTAATAAATATTCGGTAGAGAACCTCAAGAGAATGAAACAGTTTATCAGTATTAATGATAGATATCGCAAGTACAAGTTTGCTGATATATTTCCGTTACTAAATGACATATTGGAAACAGAATGCAAGAAATAAAAGCTATTTTACCAGCTAAAGATAAATGGGTAAGTTTGGTGTGGCAAGTCAACGATTGGTGCAACTTTCGTTGTACCTATTGCAGTGAATGGAACTGGGCTGGCCGAAATAAAAATGACACAGACATTCCATTGATTGTAGATACACTTGAGCGTATTATGTTACACTACAAAGCCAAGGGATACAAATATTTTAAACTGTATCTAAGTGGCGGTGAGCCTACATTTTGGAAAGCGTTGATTCCTGTTGTAGAAAAGTTTAGAGAACATGCAGAATGGCCTGGTAGTTGTGTAGGTATCAACACCAACTTTTCAAAGCCGCTAAGTTGGTGGGAAGATCATCATCACTTGTTTGAAGATGTTGTTGCTAGTTATCATGCCGAGTGGAGCAAAGATGACAAGTACATGGATGTTTACAAGTTTTTACAAGATAAGAAAAACTATCTATGCAGCCGGATTATGATGCATCACGATCATTTTCAACAGTGTATTGATTTTGGTGACAGAATAAAAAATGAGTGTGACAACTACATGATTGAGTATGCACCAGTCTATGACGAGCTACGTCCTAGCACAGATCCGTATCATTACAACGAACCGTGGCAGATGGAGTTTTTTCAAACTAATAGTACAGTACAACAGCAGAGCATTCCTATAAAAAAAGATCCTAGTTATGCTTGGGCAAAAGTACAATACGAAGATGATACTATAGAACCTATTGATACAAATGGTATCATTACAAATGGTAAAAACTTTTTTGAAGGTTGGTTGTGCAATATACACGAAAGTTTACACATTCATCCTAACGGTAAAATACAACAAGCAAGTTGTGGAGTAGGACCAGTTGTTGGAAATATTGTACAAGGCGAGTTTAATACTACAATGAGTGAAGGAGTGTGGTGTCCTAAATCGCATTGTCATTGTGCAGCAGATTTTAACATTAGTAAAGCAAGGCCTGAATATGCAAAACAAATTAGATAAACTACCAAAAAACTTTTGTTACTTTAGTATGCAAGGATACAGTACACACTCGCATGGACGCACTAGGCCGTGTTGTTTTAGTCGAGTAGAAACCAATGCGTACATGCCAGGTGTTGATGTCGATTCGGTTCCTTATTGGAAAGAACATCATAACTGGAATAGTCCTGATCTTGAAGACTTTATCAACGATCCAAAGGCCAAGGAAATACGTAAACAACTATTAAACGACGAAGTTCCGGAAGGATGTCGTAGTTGTTTTGAACTTGAGGATCAAGGCATACGTAGTTTTAGACAAACATGGAATGAAATATACGAAGATCAAATAGACACTAGTTTAAAACATGTCGACGAAGAAGGTCATTTAGATGCGCAAGCCGTTACATATTTAGATATTAGTTTAGGAAACATTTGTAACCTAAAATGCAGAAGTTGCAATCCGTGGGCAAGCCATAGATGGATAGAAGAAGGTCCTACAGTACCACACACTGATTGGGATGACACAGCATATATGATTGCTAAAATGAGCAGCGACAAGCCTTGGTTTATTAAAGCATTTGCTGAAGGATTTTTTGATGAAGTACTGCCTAATGTCAAAGTTATTAACTTTATAGGTGGCGAGCCATTGGTAGTTGAAGAACACTATGCTTGGTTAGAACACATAGTCGATCAAGGATGGAGTAAAGATATCGAACTTCATTACAATACCAACGGTACAACTATACCTGATAGGCTGTTGGCTATTTGGGACAAGTTTAAGGGTGTTATACTAAGCCTAAGTATAGATGCTATAGGCGATTTAGCATACTATGTTAGACATCCGACTAAATGGAAAATAATAGAAAAGAATACAAAAAAACTAGCTGAGTTTAGCCGTACACGCAAAGGTGTGCTAGTACATACACATGTTACACTTAGTTTGCTAAACTTGCATGACTTGCCTAACTTACTTGATTGGTGTAAACAGCAATACGATACATGGCACTACGAATGGGATTGGGGCAACTACGGATACCAAAACTGTCTGCCACACTTTAACATTGTAGATTTTCCTCGTCATTTGAATATACGCAACTTACCTGAAGATCGCAAAGTGTTGATGAACAAGATGCTGGAAGAGCAACATCAAAAGTTTAAAAATGCCAAACTACCAGACTGGGAGCAATGGGCTGTTGATAATATTATCAACTTGAAAAATATTTTAAATCAGCCGCAAGACGAGACAGATTGGAAACACTTTATTGATAATACCAATGCCAGTGACAAGTTTAGAAAACTTAACATTGTTGAGTATATTCCGTGGATGGAGAAATATTTTTGAAACTAGTAAGTTTTGGTGACGAACTAACCATAACCAAAAATAACCATGTTGACTTATTAGCAAAGCAACTAGGCATGTCTGTAGTGAACAACGGACTAGAAGATACAAGCAACCAAAGAATATTCAGTGATGTTGTAAAGTTCATATGTGAAAATAATACAAGCGAATATTTTTTCTTAGTTGGATGGACATCGCAACAAAGACAAGACATATTTTGGAAGGATGAGTACTTTACATATCGTCCTGACAAGCGTGTATACAATGACAATAGTATTAATGGTATGCACAGAGGTGATGAAGTGTTGTTTAATCCTATACTAACTTCAGGCCAATGGGCAACTATGGCACTGTCTCTACAAGAAACATTTGAGTTTCATGATTGTAAATATTTCATGTACAACACACAAGATTGTATTCATATTAGTGATTACAATGAAAAAAATATTAAAAGTTTAAAAACAACAAACTATCATAATCCGTTGAATAAAAGCAGTAGTATGAAATACTATTTAGAACAACAAAGTTTACAATCGCACACTTGGGCAGATTTTCTTTATCGTAAAATAAATGCAGGAGGTGTACTTTGAAATATCTAGTTGCATTTGGATGTAGTCATACCAATGGCAGTATGTTAGACGGAAAAAATAGTGCTAGTGAATACAATGTGCGCAACGGGTTTCCGGGTATGCTTGCAAAGCGTCATGGATATGAGCTGATTAATATAAGCAAACCCGGCGGTAGCAATCAACACATATTTCGTACAGTATTAGACTTTGTAAATAATCACATGGATAACCAAAACGAATATTTGTTTCTAATAAACTGGACAGGTGCTAATAGAATTGAACTACGCTATCCTGAAAAAAATGATCTGCACAACTATGTACATTACGGAGATCATCTTGACTTTAAAAGTGTTCCATTTACTGTAGGTATTAAGCCAAGTATCTATACATATAAACCTATTGTGCATTTAATCAAATACATTCCTTATTTGTTTAATGACGATATGATGTTTGATAAATGGGCAACCTATGCTTACAGTTTGCAGTGTATTCTAAAGAAAAATAATATACGCTATCTAATGAGCAACACTTGTGAAGGTCTTAGTGTAACAGAATACAATACTAATATTATCAACAAGTTAGATACATTGCACTATCCGCATATCACTAGTGACAAAGATTCAATGGTTGTATGGTTATTAGACCAAGGAATCAAAAAAACACCTTGCTGGCATTTTAGAGAATATGGCCATCAGGTATGGGCTGACAGATTAGAAACATATCTCAAGGAGTTGGGATATGTTGAATAGAAATATAGTAAGCAAGAACTTTAGATATCGTAGTAATGAGTTTAACTTTCGGTTAGGATTTCCAGAAGAAAAAACTGTAAAAATAGGAGCATTGTACACTCGTATTGATTATTGGAAAAATGTTTACTTCAATCTCTTAAAACTCAATCCATTTGATAATATAATGTTCTATATGAATCAAAGTGGATTTGATACATTTGCAATGATATTGGCTGCTACTGAACTTGATTTAAACATTGTTGCATCAAATCCTGATTTATTAATACACACACTTCCAGATTCAATACTAGATACCAAAAGATTTACTAAACATCGAAACTATAGTTATCATGATTTGTCAGATCATAAGTTTGACAGTGTTGTAGAATATACACAAACAGGAACTTCAACGATAATAGGTAAAACAAAAATACCAACAATAACTATACACGGAAATGTTCTGCACACAAAATATAATATTCAACCTGAGCTGATTGTAGACTTTATGCTGCCGGCATTGATGAATGATGCTGTTGAAACACACACCTGCTTGGGATTTAATGATGTTGTCGAAGGTATGCATCGGATATTAAAAGTTGTGCAAATGCAAGGAATCAACTGTGTTCTTGTGCCATCTATTGAAACTTGCTATAGTTTTGTTGAAGTAGCATTGCTAAAAAGTATTAGTATTAATAACTTGCGCATCAACTGTTGGGACAATGGTCTTATAACACCTGTTGTTAATCCTGAAACTATCAACTACAACGATCTCAATGACTTGCCTAGTAAATATCGCATCAAAGGAAAAATATTAATAGATGTCACAGAAGATAAAATATATTTTCAGTTTGTAAAGCCTGTTGATAAAAGTATAGCCAAAATAAAAGTTTCTGCTATGAATGCCGAAGTCGAACGTAGAACAGGAAAAAAAATAAGCAAGTGGGCATATGCACAAGGACCTGACGACGAAACATTAATTTTGTTTAGGAATCTATAATGATTAAAATAATCTACAATGACGGATGTAGCTTAGGTGCAGGCGCAGAACACAACAGTTGGGAAATGTTGCCTGATGGTATTGAAAACTGTGATAGTACCTGGACTGACATTATTAAAAACAAATATTATCCAAATGCTAAAAAAATGACTAGAGCAACAACAGGCACTAGCAACAGAGGTATTCGCAGAAGAACAATACACAATATACTAGAACTACTAGAAACATATAAAAGTGATAATATATTGGTTTTTATTATGTGGACTAGTTTTTACAGACGAGAGTTTTTATTATCTAATCCTAAACTTGACAGAGGCGACAACTATTTTACACTACTACCTAGTGATACTACTAGAGGATTAAAATCTCCTACAGGAAAACTAGCAAACAGTGACGAACGTAGAACCATATTAAAAGACAATCATTTGGATACGATTGCAGATGAAATATACACACATCATAATGAGCCTATAAATCATTTGTATGAGTCGTTGGCAGACATTGAAGCAACTAATATGTTTTTAAGAATACATTGTATAAAAAGTGTACAATGTTTTGGGTTTGGATCTGACATCAATCCTAATCTAATCTTAGGAGATGTGTACACAGACGCTATAATCAATCGTGTATTAAAATATAATATATACTATATTCCTACTGCACCTACACAAGGATTTTATGAGTACTCTGTTGGACAACAGTTTGAACTTGGTCCTGGACTGCATCCTTTAGAACATGCACATAGGGCTTGGGCTAACATCATTCCGAGGCATTTTAGGTTGACACCCGAAAGGTAATGTGTTATGTTAGTTTGTAGGCAATAAAACAAGAGGCACAGTATGGCAGATATCTGGGTAATAAGCGACACACACTTTAACCACGATAATATCTTAAAGTTTGAGGATAAAGTGGGCAAGCCTTGTAGAGACTTTGTTGATGTTGAAGATATGAACGAAACTATGATTGCCAACTGGAACAGTGTTGTTAAGCCTCAAGACAAAGTGTACCACTTGGGTGATGTGTTGTTTGGATTAGACAAAGACAAGTGGCTAAACGATAACTTTAAAAGACTCAATGGTAAGAAACGGTTGGTTGTTGGTAATCACGACAACATCAAAGTACTTGTGCCACACTTCCAAAAGGTAACTATGTGGAGAGACTTTAGCGAGTTTGGGTTATTGCTAACACACGTTCCTGTACACCAAAGTACACTAAAGGAAAGTCATAGATTTGGCGAAGGTAGTATGGTGAACGTCCACGGTCACATACACCAGAACCCAAGTCCAGATGGCCCATACAAATGTGTGTGCGTAGAGCAGACTAACTATACTCCTGTTAACATCGAAGAGTTGAGGACTAACTAATGTGGGCAGTACAACGCACCTGGGAAGTGTTCGGCAACGATGAGTTTTTTGGATATGAGTATGCAGAAGATGAAAATCAAGCACTTGCTAAAACTATTATAAAGTTTGGTGCCCCTGCAAAATGGGGCATCGAACAGTACACCTTTAAAAAAATCAAATGGGCAGAGGAAGATATTTAAATGCGAACACAACCACAAGAGATTATTGCAAGACTAGAAGCAGACAACAGTCGTCTAGCAAAAGAACAAGTAATCTTAGAAGCAATGGAAGAAGGACTAGACGAGTTCTTTGATGGGTTGTGCATGGCACTAGATCCACTTGTTACTTTTGGTGTAAAGCAAGTACCAGAGCGTTCAGATGTTCTTACAGGGCAAGGACTATCATGGGAAAACTTTAAAACATTAGCAGGTCAACTTATTGCCAGAGAGCTTACAGGACATGCGGCACGTGATGCTATTATATTAGCAATGGGTGTTGCTACTACTGAACAGTGGAATGGATTTTATAGACGTATCTTAATCAAAGACCTACGTTGTGGTTGTAGTGAAAAGACTGTAAACAAGATTGCTAAAAAGTTTCCACAGTATGCTGTACCTACATTTACTTGTGCATTAGCACATGACTCTGCTAACCATGAAAAGAAGATGGTTGGTAAGAAGCAGATTGAAGTCAAACTAGACGGTGTAAGAGTACTAGCAGTGTGCAAAGGCAGCAAGGTAGAACTGTTCTCACGCAATGGAAAACAGTTTCATAACTTTCCGCACATCATTAAAGAGATTGAAGCAGTACTGGCGGCAAAGCCTGCACCATATGACTGTGTGTTAGATGGCGAAGTGATGAGTGCAGACTTCCAAGACCTTATGAAGCAACTGCAACGCAAGGATGGCAAGAAAGCAAATGATGCTGTACTACACTTGTTTGATTTTATTCCGTTGAAAGACTTTTTAGAAGGTGGGTGGGATAAGCCACAAACATATCGTAGTAACTTAGTCAAATACTGGGTGTTAGAAAATGAAGACCTCTTAGAGCATGTTGTAGCATGTGAATGGGAAGATGTTGATTTAGACACACCAGAAGGCGAACAACGCTTTGTAGAGCTTAATAAAGCGGCTGTAGACGGTGGCTACGAAGGTGTTATGATTAAGGACATTGATGCACCGTATGAGTGTAAGCGTACACATGCTTGGCTCAAAGCAAAACCATTTATTGAAGTAACATTGGAGGTAGTAGATGTTGAAGAAGGCACTGGCCGCAATGAAGGCAGACTTGGGGCTGTTGTATGCGCTGGGCAGGATGATGGGAAAGACATTAGGGTTAATGTTGGTAGTGGCTTCACGGATGATAACAGATCCGTATTTTGGTCTGGTCGCGATGCTCTTATTGGTCAGTTGGTTGAAGTACGTGCAGACGCTGTAACACAGAATCAAGACGGTACATATAGTTTGCGCTTTCCACGCTTTAAAACATTCCGAGGTTTTGAGCCCGGAGAAAAGATTTGATTAGAACGTATGACATAGTAATCGCAGTTATCTTTTCGTGGATACTGCTAAATGTAGCTTTTATTCCATACATAGGATTTATTGCAGCATATGCAATGTATGAATATGGATGGGATGCTTATTGTCAATATAGATTGAAACAAGAAAAATGAAACGCAAATACGACATTCCAAAAACCTATGAACTAGATTCTGAAGTAGTAGATCGTATGGCTATTCACAGCCTCAAAGATCATTACAATATGCTGGTAGGCGAGATGGACAACTTTGTGCTGCATCAAAAAGGTCACCCAGATGACTACGAACGCAACACGGAACTAAGGAAGGCACTCGAAATAGTTCTTGACTATTACGGAGTTTGACTATATAGTAAACAGATAGCAAGGAGAATAAGATGGCAAGAGCAAACAAAGCAGCAGCAAAACCTAAAAAGAAAACAGTAAGAGCAGTACGCCGCGGCGCAAATATGATGCCTCTTATGCCTTCTAAAGGTCTTACTTGGAATAAAGCAAAGTATTACACTCATTACGAAGTAGAATCAAAAGAATGGCTGACAACAGTTAAAACATATATTAAAAATAACTACGATAAGAAAGTGGTTAGTGCTATTAATAAGTTACCAGATTGGAAGGTCGGTGGAAAAAGTCATTGGACTTGTGCTGCATACCTTTTAGAAAATCAACCTGCTCTTGTGCCTACACAATACGAAGAAGGTCTTAGAAAATGGATTCTTGAACTTGCTGAAGAAGGGGAAGCTGTTGTACAAGAAAAGAAGGCAGAAGAAAAAACTAAAAAGAATGTGCATGTTCCTACCATCCAAGAACGTATTTCTGAACAAGCACAAGAAGCATGTGAAGCTATTGAAGAATGGCTTGACGGCTTTATTACTGACAAAAAGAAGTTTGATCCTAAGGGGTTTAACTTTACAAAACATTTTTTAAATAAAAAAGTTACACAAGCACATGCACGTAAGATTAAAAAATACTATATAAGCGAGTTAGAAGAAGCTCACTTAATACAAAAACTTCCAACACCTGGTGAAATTAATCGTGTTAAAGACGAACACGAAGCAGACATGCTACTACAGCTACGCGAAGGATACAGTCACCTTACTAAGAAAGACGCTAATACATACTTAGAAGCATTAGAGACGCTACACGGCGCTTGTGACCTTGTTATAGACACTGCTAAAGCTACACGTAAGCCTAAAACTAAAAAGGCGCCAAGCAAAGAAAAGTTGATTGCTAAGTTAAAGTATCTCGAGCGTGACGAAAAACTACAACTAGTAAGTGTTAATCCACTTGAACTGATTGATGCAAAAGAAGTGTGGGTGTACAACACAAAAACACGCAAACTAGGAAAATATGTAGCAGAAGATCATACTACTATACAAGTCAAAGGCACTACATTGTTGTTCTTTGATGAAAAACATAGTATTCAAAAAACACTGCGGAAGCCTGATGAAACACTCAAGGCATTTAAAAAAGCAGGCAAAGTACAACTTCGTAAGTTTATGGAAGATATTAAAACCACAGACATTAAACTAAATGGTCGTTTAAATAGTGATACTATTATTCTAAAATGCATACAATAAATACTGTATGAATAAAAGTATTAAAATTGAAAAACAAGTGGCACGTTGGGACTTATATGCAAAAATAACCCCAACGTTTTTTTTAGTTGCAGCCGCAATATCACTCACCTATGGCATAACAAGTTTTGACACATTGTTTAATATTGGAATGGTACTATTTGCGTTTACTGCTGTCACCTGGTGGTTTTGGACTATAATAACTATAAAATACATTATTAAGACTATGACATCAGCAACCAACGACTTACTAGAAGTCAAACAAGATCTTAAAGAGATTAGAGAGGAGTTTAGAGATGACTCCAACTAGAACAATACTACTCAATATAATAAGCGGATTAAGTTTAGCTATATGCATTATATTTGGTGTAACATACTTGAGTTTTAAAAACGCTAATGTATTCCAAGATATAAAGATTGAAATAACAAATAACCCTGTTACAGGAAACAGTGATATCGAATTCTATATGATGGGTTACAAACGATATGAATGCAACAGTACTAAAATATATGGAATAGCATATGCAGAAGATGGCAGTCATAGCCACCAACTAAACGCATTTACCAAACAGTATACACGTAATGTGCGACCAGGCGAAACAATGCCAAATATGTGGAGCATGGAACGTCCTGCAGATATGGTACACGGAGGACGCTATAAAGTAACTATGCATGGCGACTTTGTGTGCAATCATTGGGTATTTAAAGTTCCGAAGACAGCAGATTATAGTAATATACTTTTGATAATAAATCCAGTTGACACAGATAAGTAATTGTGTTATTATAAGTAATACAGTGGACTAAGTGTTCGACCCACTATAAATATTCCGCGCACTCCATTAATAAAGGAGTATAATATAATGGCTTACTATTCAACTAAAACATACGGACACCATATTGGCTTGAGCGCAGTGTTCCGTCAACCACATGCAGATCATTCACATTGCAAGTTCTTGCACGGTTACAGTTTAGGATTCAAATTTACATTCGGTTGTGACGAACTAGACAACAAGAACTGGGCTGTAGACTTTGGAGGACTTAAACCTTTGAAGGCATGGCTAGAAGATACATTTGATCATAAGACAGTTATCGACAGAGAAGATCCTTTCATGTACAAGTTTGCAGAACTAGAAAACATGGGACTGTGTGAGATTACAGTACTGGATGGTGTTGGTGCAGAGAAGTTTGCATATCACGCTTGGAAGTTTGCAGACAACTTAGTACGTGAACTGTCAGATGGACGTTGTTGGTGTGTAAGTGTAGAATGTATGGAGCATGGAGCAAACAGTGCAATCTACAAAGCAATGGACTGAAACCAAACAAGTGCGCAAAGCAAGGAAGGCTCGTGAAAAAGCCTTAACTGAACTAGCGCAACTAGACCAAGAAATGGGGTTGCTAGATGTAGCCCCATTATCTTCTAAGAACTATGTAGCATGTTTAAAATGGGGCACCAAGTACAATGCTGAATATGTAAACAAACTATACCGCATGGTAGATAGAAATATTACTATACCATATGAGTTTGTATGCTTTACAGAAAATACAACAGGATTAGATAAAAATATTAAAACTTATTCATTGCCTAAACTAAGAGCAGATGGCTGGTGGTATAAACCTATGTTTGTTGGTGCTGATTTGCCATTAAAAGGAACACTACTATTTTTAGATTTAGATGTTATTGTTTTTAAAAACATAGATAAGTTATTTAGATATCAGCCTAATAGATTTAATATTTGTAGAGATTTTAATAGAAGCCAACGTAAAGATTGGAACCGTATGAATAGCAGTGTGTTTAGAGTTAACATAGGACAATATGATAACTTATGGCAGCAGTTTAAACTAAATCCGCAAGCACACATGCAACGACTACGTGGTGATCAGGATTGGATGTTCAAACATATTACTGATCACCAATTCTGGCCTGACGAATGGGTAATGAGTTACAAATGGGAAATGAGGGACAGAAGAGATCTTAAACTTGATCCTGTAAGAAAACGTAACTTTGTAATAGATGCACCACCTAAAATACATCCAGATACATGCATTGCAGTGTTTCACGGCGAACCAAATCCTGCAGATGCAAATGACAGTTGGGTAAAGGAGAACTGGCGATGAACACAACAACTAACATTTATATTGTACACACATACAATACAGGACACCCGACACAAAATAGATTCCATGGCGTTTACAGCAGCAAAGAACTTGCCGATGCAGCAGGCAAAGACTATTGTGAAACATGGGGTGAAAACTTGCATTATACAGTAGCTATTAAAGCACTTGATGATATCATCAATGGTGTTCAGCATTAAATGTTGACATGCAAATAAAATCGTGTTATAACTACTTGAACAACAAATGAATAGGCACACATAATGATTAAACGTATTGGCTTTGCATGTAAATATATGCACGAAGATCAAACACAGAAGAAAAAAATACTAGAAGAAATTCAGCGACCGCTTACTGAAAAATGTACAACAGTACAGTGGCTAAATAGACAAAGCAAGGATGTTGCAGAAGAGCGGCTTTGGGACATCATGACGCATAATGCAGCCGCAGCTAAAAGGTTGGTAGAGTATGTGGGAAGCCTTCCATCAGAGCTTAGGATGGTACGACTTGGCAGCAATCAGCTTCCTTGTTATACCCAGCGTGACTGGAGTTATTATTGGCAGCGTCCTGACGTTATTGCGTTCTGTGAAAGAGAATATGCAAAAGTCGGTGAAGCGGCAAGAGCCCTTGATGTGCGACTATCGATGCATCCAGGTCAGTTCACAGTACTCGCCAGTGATAACCCAGAAATAGTAGAACGGAGCATAGAAGAATTTGAATATCATGTCAACTTATTACGGTGGATGGGCTACGGTCAGAACTGGCAAGACTTCAAGTGTAACGTCCACATCTCCGGTAGACAAGGTCCAGCCGGTATCAAAGCAGTCCTTCCAAGACTCTCTCCAGAAGCAAGAAACACTATTACTATTGAAAACGACGAAAACAAATGGGGTCTCGAAGCAAGCCTAGAACTTGCAGACGATGTTGCACTTGTTCTCGATATACACCACCATTGGTGTAACACAAGAGGAGAATATATTGAACCCAATGATGATAGAATCAAACGTATTATTGATAGCTGGCGTGGTGTGCGTCCTGCTATGCATTATAGTGTTAGTAGAGAAGATCTTCTTTCCGGTCACTCAACAACACAAAGACCAGACTTTGCGGCGCTTGAAGAACAAGGCTTCAAAAAAGCAAAACTAAGAGCACACAGTGATTACTTGTGGAATGATGCAGTCAACGATTGGGCCTTATCACATTGGGAATGGGCCGACATCATGGTAGAAGCAAAGTGCAAGAACTTGGCTAGTAGTCAGTTGTTGCAAAGACATTTTATAAACAAGGATCTGTTTGCCGGTAAATACAGCATGGAGGATAAAAATGAGCAACTTTATACACGCAATGTATGCACGGACGCAAGCACAAGTCCAATCGCCGCTTAAAAACCCTAATAGAGTATTAGGTGGTCTCAAAGGTGCTGGTGTAAACAGTTTCACTATGCTAGACGAAGATGGTATGGAAAAACAAATACCAACTCAGGCATATGTTTTTGCACTCGAAGAAAAGTTAAGTAGATTAGAACAGCAACTAAAAGAACAAGATAAACGTATTAGGAGATTATCAAATGATCAAAAACTGGATAGAAACACGATTGCGGGAGCGGTCAACCGTTGACGGAGTATTAATGGTAGCAGCAGGTGCAGCTATTATTATCTTTTCGCCATTAACAAAACTTATTGCTTATGGTGCTATTGCATACGGAGCATGGACTATTTGGCGCAAAGGTTAAAACTTGCAGCTATCGGATGTAGTTTTACTAATTACATCTGGCCTACATATGCAGATATACTTCAAGCAGATAAGTTTGGAATAGCTGGTATTGGCAACGAGCGTATCTTTTACATACTACTTCATTTGTATAAAACACAACAGTTACATTGTTATGATGAAATCATTATTCAGTGGACAGGTCCTTTTAGATTTGACTACTTAAAAAAAGATGGTTGGACTCACAATGATGGCAGCATTGCTCATAGTGATGAAAACAAGTATATTTGGAGAAAAATTAAAGACTGGTACAACGAAGATTTTGAAACTGAAAAAAGTGAAAATTATATTTTAGCAACAAAAGCAATATGTGATAAAATAGGAATAAAGCAATATCACATGTCCATGACTGATTTTGTAGACCATGTAGATCTACCTGAACTAAGCAATAACTTCAAAGGAAGGTATCGAATACAAAGTGCTAAATGGTCAAAAAAACCATTCGAAGATGGGCATCCTGATATCGTTTCTCATATCTCAATAGCAGAAAAAGCTGCTGAATATTTAGGAACTAGCATCCATCCTGCTATGATACAAAACTGTAATAAGTTTCATAGACTAATTTTAAAAGGAATGGTATTTGAAGATATAGAAAAGTATTATAACCTATATTTTCCCAATAGGCATATTACTGCTTGCTGACATTTTCCATACTTGCTTTGCACTTACTCCACGCTGTTGTGCGAAACGTTTTGCATCACAGTTTTCACAAACATGGAAATAGTTGTTGCTGAGTCTTTTTGGATCCATATGTCCACGCTCTCTAGCAAACTCTTCATTGCAGTTGTCACAGCGTAGTAGTACCATTGTTTTTTTACGATTGTAGGTGTGCTGTTTACCAAGTTTACTACGGCGCATGTGCCACGTATCAATTAAATATTCTTTTAAAAACATAAGTATATTTACCACTGATTTACATTAAGATTATAAAATACAACGATAAATATTAAAAAGGAACACTATGATGAGCATACTAACTTTAACCTCAGCAGCAGAGAAACAAATCGATCTTCTAAGTGAAGAAAACAACTGCTATGGCATTACACTAAACATCAAGGGTGGTGGATGTGCTGGTTTTGAATATGAATGGGGTACAGTAGCTACTCCAGCAGACTTAGCAGCAGACGATGAAGTTGTCAAAACAGCTAACGGGTGTGCGTTTGTTGTTGGAGCTCACAGTTTAATGTTTCTAATAGGAACAGAAGTGGATTATGTAAGAAGTTTAGTTGGTGCTAACTTTGAAATAAACAATCCAAATGCACAGAGTTCATGCGGATGTGGCGTAAGCGTCAACTTCGATATGGATAATTTAGTACCACAGTTTTAAAGGATAAAGAAATGGCAAGACAAGAAGTTGATATTGGTATCGAGGGTAATGACGGCACAGGCGATAGCATCCGTGAAAGTTTCAAAAAAGTAAATACAAACTTTACTGAACTATATGCTGTATTTGGGCTTGGCGGTGCAATATCATTTAAAAATATCGACGATGTTCCTGATTCGTATTTAGGAAATACTACTGCAATAACAGCAGTTAACAGTACAGAAACAGGTTTAAACTTTTATAAGTTTGTTAGTGATACTGGCAACAATGGTTCGGCAAAAGCAGTTAATACAATCAATAACAGTGTTGTTGTTGAGTTTGATGATGTTGATCCTGCTACACCTAATCAAAGTGGTACAGTTAAGATTATTATAAATGATCCACATATTGAACGTGATCCAGATCCAGTATTAAACGCTCCTTTAAATGCTCAAGCAGTAACAGCATATAGTAATGCTATTAATACAACACTAAGAAATACCGGTGCAGGCGATGATATCAATACACTTGTTACCAACTGGGCAACTACACATCCTGGATCGGCAGCTATTTCTACTGATAATGTTATTATCAGTAAAGGGTATGCAGATGATAACTATGTAAATGTAGCAGGCGATACTATGACTGGTGCGTTGAATGTTCCAGCAAGTGCCACAGGCACACAGGTTCCGCAAACACAAGAAGTAATTACACGAGCAGGTAGTGAAACTAATAGACGTATGTTAGATACACTGTACCTATCAGATCACCCAAATCCTCTCGAAGGCTTCGGCGCTCCAAATGGTAAAGATGATTTACAAGCTGTTACAAAACTTTATGTTGATACACAGGGCTATGCTAGTGCAACAAACATTTATGTTTCAACAGCTGGTGATGATTCACAAAAAGCAGCTCCATCTGGCCAAGAAGGTAGATCGCCACAGTATGCTTACAAATCTGTTAATGCTGCTATGATTAAAGCAGAATCGATTATTGAAGCTACTCCATACGAACCTGGTCCTTATGTACAGCAAGTAACATACGACGGTGGCGCTGTTAATAGTATTATTGATAGTATTACAGGATATACCAGTCCAGCAACCGCAGTAGCAGCTAGTAACTTAGCTGTGTCTAATACAAACTCTATACAAGAGTTTGTACAAGATTACATTAAAGTCAACTTTGCAGACTTAACATACGATATACAACTTTGTAAACGTGATGTACAACTAATGATTGATTCTGTAAGACTTGATGTTAATGCAGGATTAACAGTAAACTATCTATCACGTTGGGCAGGCCTAAGATATAATGCAAACCCAAGTGCAATTAAAGCACAAGTAGATCAAGGAGCAGCTACACGAGCATCGATTGCTGTGGTTAGAGCACAGTTGGTTAGTGCATTTAATGACGCTAATACAGCAGCACCAGGCACAATCGCAGCAAATGTTATTACAGCCTATACTGATCGCTTTAATGAAATCATTGACATTTTATCAGGAACTGATGTTCCACTTGCAGCCACAGGCGCAGGATATACATTTGCATTTACTAATGGTACAAATCCAGCAGTTGACCAAGGTGGTGAAGGCAATCCTGATCTTATTGAAGGTAAGATCATTGTAGGAAAGCTATCGGGTGCAAAAGGTATTATTACTGATTACACTCGTAGCGCAAGTGTTACTACTGATAGCGTAGTAGTTGACCTAGTTGAACCTATTGAGTTTATTGCAGGTGAAGAACTAGAATTTGGTAATATTACTAGAAACAACCAAATCACAGTAAGAATTGAATCTGGCATTTATTACGAACATCTTCCTATTAAGTTACCTGAAAACGTAAGTATCAAAGGTGACGAGTTTAGACGAGTTGTGCTACGTCCAAAGCCTGGTGTATCACAGAGTAAATGGAATCATACATATTTCTATAGAGATATCATAACTGATAGTCTTATATCAGCATATTCACCGGCTGCAACACTAACAAATGTGTCTGCTGCTGATCCGGCACGTACACTAGGAACATATCAGATAGGAGTAGATGATTGGGGATCTAATGGTTCTGGTGTAAAAGCTACATTCCAAGTTATTGTTTTATCAGGCGGTGCCTGTACTGTAACTATTACAAGCGGCGGCGATGGATTTATTGTTGGTGAAACAATAACTATTAATGACAGTAAGATTGGTGCCGGTGGCGCAGCAGATTTAACAGTCGACATTGCAACCACAGGTGGCGGATATCACTTTACACACCCAGTTAGTGGAAAGCAAGGAAAATATGGATATCATTATGTATCAGATCCTAGTAAACTAGCAGACGTAGGAACTGATGCTACAGCTAATCCTGGAAACTTTAAAGACGCTGCAAGACTAATCGAACTCAACAAAGCCTATTTAGTAGAAGAAACTATTGAATACGTTGATGCAACATATCCTAGTTTAGTATACAACGAAACTAAGTGTCGTCGAGACACTGGATTGATTGTTGACGGCATTGTAAAAGATTTGCGTGTAGGCGGAAGAGAAAACACTCTTACAAACCAAGGCGCATATTATACAGGCGCAGTTGCAGGACAAGAAACTGAAACTGCCGCAGCAATAACAAATCTAAAAGCTATTATAACAAATATTTTAGCTAACGATTCGGGCAATGGATATTCAGGAACAGGCAGTGTTACTCAAATATTTGATGAAGATTATGCAGCAGAAACTGAATCAAACACACAAGCTAATGCATTAGTCGATTGTGTTGCATATTTTAATAATGTAAACTACAACCCTCCATTAAACAACAGTGAAATGGATGTGCTACTGTGTAATGATGGTACTATTGTAAGAAACATTACTGTACAAAGACAAGGTGGATTTATGATGGTACTTGACCCAGAAGGTCAAATACTAACACGTTCTCCTTATTGCCAAACAGGTTCGAGTTTTGCACAGTCTAAAGGCACAAATAGAAACTTTGCAGGCGGATTGTTTGTTGATGGATATGCAGGTAACATGCCTGCAACTATTGATACTGTAAATAATGCATTTAGTATTAGCGTAAGCTCACCAACTGATCAAGGTCTATTTGTAAGAAGACCGCCAACACCGTTTCCGTTTTTTATTGCAGGTTCAAGATATCAAGTTAATACAATCTCTGCATATGATAAGGCTGCCGGAACTGCTACTTTCATATTAGATGAAACCAGTAATCCAAGTGATAGTACATCACGTAATATTGATGATATCTCACAAGCAGCAACCGCTGTGATGCGCACAACTACTGCTCATCCGTATTCAGATGCTGATCGTGTTACAATCAGTAATGTTAATGGCATGATTGAAATAAACAGTGCTACATTGTATGTTAAAACAACAATCAATCCAAATGAAGTTGAACTTTATACCGATATCGGCTTAACAGCAGGTTATAATACAAGTGCATTTAGTGCATACACAGGTGGCGGTGTTGCTCAAACATTTGTAGTTGGACGTGGATATACTGGAAGTACTGGTGTTGATATATTTGTACAAAGTGGTGGTAACAGAAGTATGTTAGCAAACGACTTTACACAAATCAACGATTTAGGTTTTGGTGCATTGTGTGTTAACAACGCACTATCAGAACTTGTTAGTATGTTTACATATTATTGCCATACTGGTTATCTTGCACTAGACGGATCGCAGATTAGAAGTTTAGGTGGTAACAACAGTTACGGTATCTACGGACTAGTTTCTGCAGGTGCTGATCCTGATGAAGTTGCTACTGATGTTACAC